GTACAATAGCTGGCGTAGTAAGCCATAAAATTGGTGCTAACAGACGTAAGTCCAGAGGTATCAGGGACAGATAACGAAGTTAGCGAGGAACACTTGTAGGCGTAGTAATACATAAAATAGCGGCCAACAGACGTAAGCCCAGAGGTATCAGGGACAGATAACGAAGTTAGCAAGGTACAACCGCTGGCGTAGTAAGCCATAAAATAGTTGCCAACAGTTGTAATTGAAGTGGCGGTGGCATCCCAATCAACAACAACCGATGCTTTAATATTTGGTAATATTGCTGTTGTATCCGAACTCATTCCAGATAACGGAGTTCTGAACTGATAAACATTACTCGCCGTCAACGTACAGTCCGTAGCATTCCAATTGCCAGAAGTACCTGCACGCCATTCCGTGCTTTTCACCATCGCTTTTACAACCTGCGAAGCATCGCTTGCAGTTGTAATTGTAGCAATTATTCGGTCATAAGCCTGCGTCATACGCTCACCTCGTATCCTTTACCGCCCAAGCCCAACGCAAGGGCGGTTTCATATTCGCCACGCCTACGCCAAACTAAACAGCTCTGTGCCGAAGTCGAGTTTGAACGTGTCGCCACTTGCGAGCGTGACTTCCGAGCCGTAGTCGAAGAAGCAGATGAGCTCTTTGTTCGCGGCGGTGTCGTTGTAGATGATCACATAACGAAACGCTGGTACATCGCCTGTCGCAGTCAGGGTCTTGTCCGTAACCACCAACTTGTAAGTGCCGGCAATCTGACTTGAGCTTGATACGGTTAGGGTAACGTCGCCCAAGTAGGTTGCGGTGATGGTGGTAATGTCCGCCAACTTGACATCAGCCGATGCAGATGGGGGGTTGGAAGCGTTGGAAAACGCGACCTTGAGTGTATCGCTTGCGAGATTGTGTTTCTTCTCTGCAAGGTCTTCCACAAAACATTGAAATTTATTGTATGTTGCCATTTTTTGTACCTCCTAAGTACATAGATTATTATCGAACAACCCACATAGCAGGGATGTTTTGAGCATCCACCGTGTCGGTTGTTGTGTGAAATACGCCGCTCACAATCTCGCCTCCAAATCCTCAATCCTGCGTGTGTTGTCTGCTAATACCCAAAACTGTGTATCGCCAATCTGAAATAGTTGTAATGCCATTTATACCTCCAAATAAAACTATATTTTGTTATTCCACCTCCGGTATAAACATCGGCTGTCGTTCTTCTTCAATCTGTTCCAGCGCCATCCTCGCGGCTTCCTCGCTCTCCCCAAAGTTGCGCATTCGAAACTCCAATTTGCTCATCAGCCCCTGCCCCACCAGGCGCAAATCCTGCTGAAAACTGGTGTCCTTGTCCACAATCACGCTGTCATCAAACTGAAACGCGACGTCATAGCCACCCGCAGGTGCCAGATTGCCGATCGTTGCCCACACATCCATCGCATATAACAGATCAACCAGAGCGTTTTCCAGTGCCTTTTGCGCATCCACCACAGTCGCATATGTGCGCTGCCTGCTGATCTTGATCTCCGTGGCTGTCTTGTCCACAGTATTGGGGTCAGATAGCGTGCCGTAAGCCAACCCCGTGGCATATTCCACCCGTTTCAGGATCGCATCCAACCCACTCAGTATGCTCTCTTCGCGCAGAGTCGGCGACCAGCCCTGAAACAGGCTGTTATCTACCGCGCCGGTCTCCAACGCTCGATATAGCCGTTTGTGCGGTAGCTTTGTGCGCCCTTGAGCATCTTTCCCAAAAGCCAGTTCATCTACAAAGATCGCCGCTTGCCCGGCTTCAAACTCCCACAACAAATTCGACCACTGAGTATCTGCTTCCTTGATCAGTCCCGTCGCCCGGCTGTAGCACGATACACCCAGCGGCGAATCAGCATCAATCGTATTTGCCAGTGGATAACGAAAATACGCATATAGCGGCTGCTCAATCCCCGTAATCAGTGCTTCATCCTCAATCTGCGCCCAGGCGTCGATACTGTCCAGGCTCACCGATTGCCCCAGCGTGTCCTGGTTGGTCGATCGGTATGCCTTGTTGATGATCTGACAGCCCGCATCTGTCATGTTGTGGTACTCCAGTCGCGTATACCAGTAATCGCCTTTGCGCCGCTGGTCCACAAATACGATTGCCGTGATCATCCCATCCGCATCAAATGCCGCCGGATAAAACTGATCCGCCTGCACAAAATCGATCGCCAGTTGCTCACCGACGATATACGGCTTGAACACCAGCCCACCTTTTGCGCAGCCAAACTCCACCTGGTGACGCAATTTGTCCATCACCCGCCCGAATTGTTCCTCAAGCCAGGTGGCCCGCGCCCCGCCGGTGAACTCGGCTTCCATCTCGATCGTCGTCAGCCGTGCCAGTTCCGAAGCAATCGCCGCCGGCAAGCCCATGCTTTTCACATCTGCGTTCAACCAGGGTGCTTTGTTTTCATACATCCGCGCCCACAGTTCGATCCCCTCTGCCATTTTCGAAGAAAAAGCAACCTCGATATTTAGCGCCTTATCAACCGTTTGTTTTCCTATCATCTTTTTGATCCACTCCCTGACCCAACTCAGTATTTTTCTGAACATTATTTCTTACCCCGCCGCTTCCAAATCCGGTTGGTCGCATAGCGCACAGCGTCGATCGCATGGTTATCAGCATCCGGGAAGGCACTGATATACTCCCCGTCTTTGTTCAGCTCGTGCTCATAGTTCAAAAACTCTTCCGCTGCATATGGGCAACGCTTGTTGTCGATCACGATCTTGACCAGCGATTGCAGCCATTTCATCGAATAGCGCACGCTCTCTGGACCCTTTTCAGCACCAATACACGAAAGGCCGTAAGCCCGCAAATCAGCAATGCTTTTAGGTTCGGCGCTGTCTGCGATCACCGTGTCCTCTGGACCAACCCCCATTTCAACCAGGGCTTCATAGAGTTCCGGATTGCTGTGTTTCCAACCACGATACTCATCAAAGATATACAGCGTCATTCTGGCCGCATCATAGTGGCAGCGCACCCACTGCGCTGGATCCGGGTAGTAACCGAAGTCAAGCCCGTCATGAATCCGGTCAAATTGCCCGATCTCTTCATCAGTGATCGCTCTGATCTCCACGTTCTCAAACACCAACCCGCCCGCTGTGGTCGGCAAGCCCAGGTACTCATGTTCATAAGCCGCCGGGTTAATCTCTTTCAAATACTCCGCTTCATCAATGAACGCCTGGCCGAGCCAATCCACCGGCACCGTCCGATAATCGCTCTCATGTATGTAGCGGTTTTCTTTGGGGATCTCAAGCGATTTGTTCACCCAGTTGCTGCGGGTGCGTGGCGGGTTGAAGCTCTTGAAGATGTAAGCCTGGTCACCGCCCCTGAGCGCCGATTGCACAATGGACCGCACCGCCCGCTCCCCTCTGAATTGGTCCAGCTCCTCAAACCAGAGAATATTGATATACCCAAACCTCGGCTTGATTGATTTGATTTTTAGCGGATCGTCACCGCCCCTGAAATAGATCTTCTGTCCCGTTGGAATGTAAGTTATCTCAAGCGGTGACGTGGTGCATTTGAATTTGTCAGACAGCCCAAGATAGTTGATAGCCCAAACCAGCTGAGAATAAACCGAATCCCTCAAAGTGTTTGCAACCTGCCTGGTAACAAGCGCATGCCACTCGGGGTTGTTTATAATAAGTTCAATAATTACTTCGCTGGTGAATGACGACTTGGTAGAACCACGCCCACCTTTGAAGACATACTCTGTGTGTCTGTGAGCAATAATGTCACGGTAAACATCGTAGAATGATCCGGCGATTGCACCAGCTGGGAGTTGGAAATACTCATTGTCTGCTTCGCCCAAATCATCATCAACAGCAGGTGGCTTATCAATTCCAAGTATCTTGCATCTCTGCTCAATGCACCATTGAATACCGCGTAGAAATGCCGAATCACCAAATTGTTCTGATGTCCGTTCCTGTTCTTTTACCCGTTTATTGGCAGTCTTTTTATCCGTACCTGACATATACCTTTCAATGGTCTTTGAAACAGCATCCTCTTTTGATTTCTCCCAGGCATCCCAATATTCACGCTCTAACCTGTCAATCTTTGCCAATTCCTGCGTCTTTGCTTCGTCAATATCAATAAGCGCTGATTCACGCCAATCTTCTTGAATACGCTGCAGGTCATAAGAAATCATCTGACGTGATAATTGATAGCCTCTGTTGGCATCGTTATTCAAATATTCTGCTATACGCGACTGAGTCCATCCCTGAAGATATTTATCAGCGATGTCCTGTCTGTCTCGCTCTATTTGAAATGTTGTTCGTTTATTCGATGCCATTGCAAACCCTTAATGCAAACCTTTCATTCCACCAACACCGGCTCGCCGCCGGTCATGTCTACCCACCGCTGGATTGCCACTGCAACGTACTTCGGTTCTAACTCGATTGCCATACACTTTCTACCAGACCGCTCGCATGCGATAATATCCGTTCCAGAACCTGCGAATGGCTCAAACACGACATCCCCTGATTTCGATGAATTTCTGATTGCCCGCTCTACTAACTCAACCGGCTTCATTGTCGGGTGTTCGTCACTCCGTTTTGGGCGCGGAATCTGCCATAGGTCTGATTGCTTTCTGTCGTCCACAACACACACCCGCGCCGCATCGTCTCTCCATCCGTACCAAATCGGCTCATACTGCGTGTGATAATCTTTTCTGCTGAAAACGAGAGAGTCTTTTGCCCAAATAATCGTGCTCGACCAATGAAACCCACTCTCGGTCAAAGCCTGCATAATCACGCCCCACTCTTGTGCTGACATCGCCATATAAAGGATTCCACCAGGCACAAGTGTTTCGTGGATTTGCGCAACAAACCCGTCAACAAACTCAGGGAACTTATCGCCCAAGTTGTCGTTGGCAATTGTTCTTTTCTTCCAGCCCATTGGATTATCTGTCCTTGTATTATTAATAGACTGCCCGTAAGCCACGTTCCATGGAGGGTCAGTCCAACAAATATGAGCCCTTTGCTCACCCATCAAGAGTCTAACCACTTCGCCATCCGTGCAATCGCCGCAAATCAGCCGATGTTCGCCTAACTGCCACAACTGCCCTGTTTCCACGCCCCATATCTCGCGCAGTTCTTCTGCCCTATCAATCTGGGGTTCGGCATCTTCAGGCGGGTCAGGCATCCATAAATCAAGGTCAAGGTCGGATTTCTCAAAGCCCCAATCCAGAAGGTCGTCAAGCTCAAAATTGTTCGCAAGGGTATCAAAATCCCAGCCTGCCACGTTCTTATTCAACCTGACATTCAGCTCGCGCATCTCGTCAATAGATAATTCCCTGTCAGGCACCCAAACGTCTACTTCGTAATCAGGGTCAACGCCTACCAGGTTCTCAAGTATCTTCTTCCGCTGATGTCCGCCTATAATCGTGTTATCCGTGTTAATCGTTATAGGCTCAGCAAGCCCAAACTTATCAAGCGATGCCTTCAGGTCTTTAGCCTGTTTATCTGTAATTTGACGCGGGTTAGCAACATAAGGCACCAAGTCTTTAATCTTGCGTTTTTCGTTATGCCAGGTTAGTTTCATCTATTCTCCAAATACCGCATCCCAAAGCATCTCAACCTTTTCTTCAAGTGTGAGCGGCTCTTCAGGTTGCGCAACTTTCAACCATTCGAGAAGCTCATCATAGCTTCCCATGTACCAATTCAAATCAATAGATTTCGCCTGCACTCCGAACTCAGACCCGCGGCCGTTGCTATCTGCTGAATGTTGCCAGATTGTAGCCTTCTCCCATGGTTTGGGCATGTAATAAGGCGCTTTGGTGACATTGTTTGCCCACCAGGTATAATCGGCCACCCAAAGAGGATAATCACGCATCCAGCTAATCATCTTTTCACTAAAATAACTGGTGAACCACTTGGCCGTGTAAATGATTGGCTTTCGTCCTGTTACTCGTTCAACTTCCTTGCACCACTCGCTGGCACGCCAGGCATAGTCGCTAAAACGCCCCGTATCGCGCACCGATGGCTCTTCGAAATCCAGAATGGGCGGGAAGTCAAATT